CACGGAAAACGACAATGTGTTTCCAGGGAATACAAGCCTGACCATTATGCTGGCTGATGCATCAGAAAGCAATAGCGTTCGTCAGACGTTTAACTTGTCGGATTTTGTCACGAGGAGAGTGCAGGCCCTGCATTACGGGATGCTGCTTTGCCAGCAGCGAAGGCTTTCAAGGCGAGCTGTTGAATTTAAAACCTTCCCCACTGAAAGCCCCATCGAGCCTGGCAGCTACATTTACGTGCAAACAGACCAGAATCAATGGGACGACTTCCGTAGTGGTATTGTCGAAGCAGACGGCAGACTAAACACGCCATTGGCCGAGGATCCAATCAACGGCTCCTACACAGCGCTTCTGTATAGCGGCAGCCCTAATGAAGGCATTGTGAAGCTTTCAGTGTCAGTGGCAGACAGTCAATCATCCTCCCTTGCTGCATACGAAGGATGGTTGTTTGTACTTGGCACTGCAGTAACTGCCAAGCGTGTTTTCCGCGTAACTGAAGTGTCAATGGAGGAAGAAGGTGAAATTACAGTGAGAGCCATTGAGCACCCATGCGAAGAAGAAGGCGGGCAAACGAAATCCAAAATTGTTCGCTTTAACCCATCGCTATATCGCATTGATTGACCATTCCCAAAAGTGCTAAGATTAAAACAAAAGCTTTAAGACGATGCCCTTTTATACTGGCCGCACTGGCAAATTGCGTCTTGGTGGCAGCGAAGTGTCGAAAGTGCGCAACTGGACGCTTGACACCTCCGTGAACATGCTGGATACCACGGCGCTTGGAGACACTGCCAATAGATTCACGCCTGGTCTATTTAGCGCCACTGGTAGCGCCACGCTGTCTTATTACAATGGCGATACTACTGACGTGACCAATCTTCTTGAGAAGATCACTAAAACTGGCGCCGTCACTGAAAGCGACCGCGTTAATCTCACTTTTGAAGTGGGGACAAGTCAGACATTTAATGCTGATGCTTACATTAACAGTGCAAGCATCACTTCCTCCACTGACGAGCTGACCACCGTTTCGTTTAACTTTACGGTTGATGGTCCCCTTGATGCAGTGGTTCTCACTGGCACCACTTGATAGAAAGCTTAATTTACAATTTGCATTGTTCGTACAATGGAAGAATAGTCGCTGAAGCGAAATGACATTTTTTGTTGGCCATACAGGCGCTATCAAGCTTCAGCGAGGAGGTGAAAACACTTTCACGACCACTGTCTCGCCTAGTGATGTAAACACTGCGTTGAATCGTTTTAGCTTTGAAGGAAGCGATGATAATTTAATCACCGGCGATCTTCTGGAGATTTCAACCGAAGATCCCAGAGGGCTTTTATTCATACCAGCTACGTTCTGGAGCATTCCAGGGCCAGACGTTGATGGCTATAGCGCAGCCGTGTTTTCTTCGGGAAGCACTGTCGCAATATCGGGATATTTAGATGATGATATTACGACTAGCAGCGACCTGCCTCCTGAAGGGTATGACGAATTCAGGCTGAGCGATTATATTGTTGCCGACAATATTAGAGCCTATGTCAATGTAAACAGCGTGGGCGGCATTCGTTTATTTGAAGATTTTGGCGATGCTATCAATAATGAAAGAGCGAACGAATATGCTTTGGCCGAATTCTACGGTGAGCCCATTGCAATTACAGTTGGAGTGAGAGATACAAGGTACAACACTCTCGGCTCCGTCACCTCGTTTGAAATCAATACTGACAGGGCTGCCATGGAAACGACAAGTCTGTCCGACCGATTCAAGCAGCAGTATTCGGCTGGATTATTAAGTGGCAATGGTAGCATTGAATGCTTATTTAGCTATGAAACAGTGGCAGATCAGGACGTGCCACTGTTCTTGTTGCAAGTGATTAATCGATTGGATGTGGGCAGTAGCTTCAAGGCATTGCTTGCACTGTCTTCAGTGGAACAATCGGCCACTTTCAGGGAAGAGGTCTATTACGACATTGAAGCAGTGGTGACAAGGGCGGGAGTAACAGTCACTTCTGATGCGCTGGTCGCTTGCTCTGTTGATTTTGTTACCACGGGCGAATTCAAGATTAGAGTGGGCGTTCCTCCTGAATACATTCTCAAGGAGGATAATGATGCCATTTATCTTGAGCAGGGCCTTGATTACCTGCTGAAAGAAGTGACTGATTAATAAAGCAAGGATGAGCAAGCGATAATAGCTATTATCGAGAGAGACTAGACTGTATTTAGCCCTGCCTTTTTGAGAGATGGCCGATCAAAGAATTACGGAACTCGTCGAACTTCCTCAGGGAGGCGTAGCTTCAAATGATGTGCTGCCTATTGCAGACATTAGCGCCAGTCAAACCAAGAAGGTGCAGGTAAAGAGCCTGATTCAGGCAGGCTTTAACATTGCCGACGCATCGACGTTAGATATTTCAAAGATTAATCAGGCGAGCGCCGCAAAACTCACTGGCACATCCATTGCCACCAATACTCTCACTTACGACAAGATCCAGCAAGTAAGTGCGAACAAGCTGCTTGGTCGCAGTGCTTCTACTGGCAATGTAGAAGAGATTGATTGCACTGTTTATATTCGTACACTTCTTGATGACGCTGACGCTGCTAGCGCTCGTTCCACATTGGGACTGGGAGTGGTTGCCACTGGCAACACTGTCAACACAAGCCTCCTTGAGGATTTAAGTGTTACCACTGGCAAGATTAATAACCTAGCTGTCACCGCTGGTAAGCTTGCTGCTGATGCAGTGGAGACGGCAAAAATCCTTGATGGTGCTGTCACTTCTGCAAAAATTCAAACCAGTGGCATCACTGGAAGCAATGTAAGTGCTGGTGCCATTGACACTGTGCATATTGCTGCTAGTGGCGTCACGCTCGCAAAGATGGCAGCGAGTTCAGTTGATACCACGCAGTTAGTCGATAGTGGTATCACGCAAGCAAAACTTGCCGCTTCATCCATTGCCACTGTCAACATCATTGATAGTGGAGTTACGCAAGCGAAGCTAGCCTCTGGAAGCGTAGCGACAATCAATATTGTTGATAGCGGAGTTACACAGGCCAAATTAGCAAGCGGCAGTGTTGAAACAATCAATATTATTGACAGCGCTGTTACTCTTGCGAAGATGGCAAGTGGCAGTGTTGGCACTGCGCAGTTCGTCGATAGCGGCATCACGCAAAGCAAGCTTGCTGCTGATGCAGTGGCCACTATTAATATCTTGGATAGTGGCGTTACGCAAACGAAGCTTGCTGCAAACGCTGTTGCCACTATCAACGTCATCGATAGCGGCATCACTCAAGCGAAGCTTGCAAGCGGATCTATCGCAACCATCAATATTCTTGATTCTGTGGTAACTCTTGCCAAGATGGCAAGCGGCAGTGTTGGAACTGGTCAATTAGTCGATAGCGGCATCACTCAAAGCAAGCTTGCAAGTGGTTCTATCGACACGATTAACATTGTCGATTCCGCCGTAACTCTCGCCAAGATGGCAAGCGGCAGCGTCAATACTGCACAGCTTGTTGACAGCGGAATTACCACTGCAAAGCTTGCATCTGGTGCTGTCACAATTAGCAAGCTTGGCCTTTCTTCTGGAGAGCTTTCTGGTGCGGTTATTACTGCCAGTTCCATCCCTTCTGGAAGCTATGCAAGCGGTTCTATTCCCACTGCTGCCATTGAAGACAATGCCGTTACATTTGCCAAAATCCAGCAAGTAGCAAGTGGCGTGCTTCTTGGTCGTGCTTCTGCTGGTAGCGGCAACGTAGAAAGCATCACGCTCACAGAAGCTGGTAGAGCGCTTCTAGACGATGCAGATGCTGCTGCTCAGCGCACAACGCTTGGCCTTGACACCATGGCAGTCCAAGCCGCTTCTGGCGTGGCGATTACTGGCGGCACAGCCGTACTCAGTAGTGGCACCATTTCTTATGCAACGATCAATGGGGGTGTCATCAGCGGCATCACTGATCTCGCGGTTGCAGATGGCGGTACAGGCTCTTCTACTGCTTCTGGCGCTCGCACCAATCTTGGCTTGGTCATTGGCACTGACGTGCAGGCTTATGATGATGCCCTGGCTTCAATTGCAGGACTTACCACTGCATCTGGTCAGCTCATTTATACCATTGCTTCTGACACTTACGCCACTAGTACGATCACTGCTGCTGGTCGTGCCATTCTTGATGATGCTGATGAAAGCGCACAACGTACAACGCTTGGCCTTGGTTCGCTAGCCGTAAAAAATACAGTGGGAAGTGGCGATTACGATTCGTCCTCCATTGTCACTGCCAATATTGCAGACAGTGCAATTACCACTGCAAAATTAGCTGACAGCGGCGTGACCACTGTGAAAATTGTTGATGCAAGCGTCACAGCAGATAAGCTCGCCAGCAATTCAGTTGCCACCGCCAAAATTATTGACGGCAATATTACAACTGCCAAAATTGCTGATGCAGCAGTTTCTTATAGCAAGATTCAAGCAACAAGTTCTAGCGATATTATTCTTGGTCGCTTATCTGCAAGTGGTGGCACGGTAGAGGAGATTCCTTGCACTTCCGCAGCTCGCTCCATTCTTGACGACGCCAGCGTTGCTGACATTCGCACTACGCTTGGACTTGGTACGCTTGCCACACAAAATGGAAGCTTCTCTGGTACTTCCACTGGCACCAATACTGGCGACCAAACCATCACTCTTTCGGGAGACGTTACGGGCACCGGCACTGCTGGATTCACTGCCACCATCGCTAATGATGCTGTCACAACTGTCAAGATTCTTAATAATGCAATTACCACGGCAAAGATTGTTGACAGCGGCGTAACCGCTGCAAAGCTGTCTGATAATTCCGCTGCTGTTGTTGCTGGCTCCACCCCCACTGGCGATGGCGATTTTATTGGTCAGCAATGGCTCAATACAAATACTGGTGTTGAATACACCTGGACAGGAAGCGAATGGCGCCGTCAAAGCGGCCTCGCCACCACTGTTATTTCGGGCGACACTGTTTACGCTTACACCACGTCTTACCCTGATGAATTCAGCGCTTCCATTGTCCCTTCGTTAAACACGCAAGTAGCAACACGCTTTTTTGCTGGCCCGGCAAGTGGCAATGCTGATGCTGCTCCAACTTTCCGGGCAATCACTGCAGACGATCTCCCGAAAGCAACTACTGCCGCATTGGGCGTGGCGCAAGCTGGCACAGGTTTGGTCACTGTTAGCGGCATTTTTAATCACGCAAATAGCGTGGCTTCTGGCACTTATTACAAAGTGACGGTAGATGAGCAGGGGCACGTTAGCGCTGGGGATGCTTCTCTCGTTGCTGATGACATTCCAAGCATTCCCGCAAGCAAAATTACCACTGGTACATTTGGCAGCGGCTTCATTGCAGACGAAGCAATTCTTGCCTCTAAGCTTGCCAATTATTCAGTGAGTCAATTTGGTGAAGCGCCACCAGTCGCTGATTTTATTGGACAGTTCTTCTTCAATCCATTGGAGAAAGATCTCTACTTGTGGGATGGAAACGTTTGGAACCCTGTTGGTATTTCAGTTGGTGAAATCATCTTTGGTGGCACGTATAACGCCAGTGGAAACACCATTGCTAGCACCAGTTCTGATGGCGCTGCAGTTGGATTGAGCATTGGTCAGCCACTCCCCACTCCGTCTGCCACGTTTAATCGGTATTACGTGGTTGTTGAGAGTGGTGGCACTGGCACTTCTCCTGCTCCTGCCACTAATTTACAGCCGCCTGATATTTTGCTTTGCAATGGCACCGCATGGGTGGAAGTGGACGTTAGCTCCACTTATACGGCGCAAGCTGCAGTGAACGTGGCCTTCACTCCTGCTGCAAATCTTGGTAGCACCAATGTACAAGCAGCACTGGAAGAAGTTAGCACTGAATGCAGGAATGTAAACAATGTGGCGAGTGGCATTCTTGCCACTGGTTATGGCGGCACCAGCTTCAATGCTTATACCAAAGGCGATATTCTTGTTGGTAGTGGCACCACGCTACTGAAGCAGGCAGTTGGTACTAATGGGCAAGTGTTGACGGCTGATTCTGCGTTTGGTACTGGCGTGAGGTGGGTGACGCCTGCAAGTGGCACTGTTCTGTCAGTGAGTGTGAACGCTCCTCTCACTGTTGTCAGTGGTTCCACTACGCCAGTTATTTCCATTCCTGACGCTACGACAAGCGTGCGTGGTACTGTCATTCTCACTGATAGCACGTCTACTACAAGTTCTACGCTTGCTGCTACTGCCACCGCAGTGAAAAGTGCGTTTGACTTGGCCAATGCTGCATTGCCCAGGGCTGGTGGCACTATCACTGGTGAAGTGATCATTGGCAGCGCTGGCACGTTGTTGTTTGAAGGCTCCACTGACAACACGTTTGAAATTCAACTTGCTGCTGCTGATGCCACTTCTGACAAAGTGGTGACGCTTCCAGATACTACTGGCACCATCATCACCACTGGCGACACTGGCACTATTACCAATACGATGCTTGCTGGCAGCATTGCTGATACTAAACTTTCGACTATTTCTACTGCAGGAAAAGTTAGCAACAGTGCTACCACTGCCACTAGCGCTAACACCCCCGACGCTATTGTTGCCCGCGATAGTAGTGGCAACTTCTCCGCTGGCACCATTGATGCCATTATTGACGAAGGAACGTTCTAATCACTAGAAAAGAAAGCCTTTTAGAATTGCAAAAGACTAATTAGTCTTCTGTAATTCCGAAAGGCTTTAATCATGGCTGGTGTTCTTCAGCATCTGCGTTCATCGACGCTTAACAAGCGTCCTAATCCTGCTTCCATGGTTGATGGGCAAGTTGCCATTAACTATGCAAGCGGCAGTCCTGGAATGTTTTTTAAGGACAGCAATGGAAGTCTGGTAAAAGTGGGGCCTGTGCATGTTGGCAGCGACGCTCCGAACGTCAGCCCTGCAAGTGGCGGCACTGCTGGCAATAGCCTTGGCGAGCAATGGCTTGATACCAGTGGTGGCACTTACGTCTTCAAAATTTGGGATGGTGGTGCATGGCGTAGTGAAGCTGGCGAGTTTGTAAACACGACTGGCGACACAATGACTGGTTCTCTAACCATGGGACCATCGGCAAGTGTTATTTTTGAAGGCAGTACAGATGATGGCTTTGAAACCACGCTAACTGTCATTGATCCCACTGCAGATCATACTATCAGGCTGCCAAACGTTAGCGGCACAATTATTACTAGCGGCGATACTGGCACTGTCACTAGTACAATGATTGCCAACAATACAATTGTTGATGCCGATATTAATAGTGCCGCTGCGATTGCTGGTACAAAAATTAGCCCTAATTTTGGCGGGCAAAATATTGTTACTAGCGGCACTTTCATTCATGCTTTAGCTTCATCTGGAGCGCCAAGTATTACATTTACTGGCGACACCGACACCGGCGTCTACTCTCCTGGCGCAGACCAAGTAGCCATCTCAACTGGTGGGACCGAACGCGCCCGCATCGACAGCTCCGGCAAGCTCTTAGTTGGTACGTCTACTGCAGAGACGGCTTCATTAGGCGCCCGTTTTCAGGTTCAAGGAACAGGCAGTACAGCCTCGGCTTTAATAAAAAGAAACGATAATGGGCCTCTTGCTTCTTATCTTTATCTTGGTAAATCAAGGGGAGCAACGGTAAATAGCACTACGATAGTTCAAAATGGAGACAAGTTAGGGGAAATACGTTTTGCCGGAGCTGACGGCTCAACTGAAATTGGATCCATTGCTGCGTCTATTACTGCAGCCGTAGACGGCATCCCTGGCGATAATGACATGCCAGGCCGCCTGGTGTTCTCCACTACTGCGGATGGGGCAAGTTCTCCGACGGAGCAAATGAGGATCACTAATGATGGGCGTGTGCTTATTGGGCATACATCTACCGCTTCCAGTGCTACAAGTAGCCCTCTTCTTACTGCAGGATCTAGCCTAATTACAGGGGCCGGATGGGAAAGTTACGTTACCAATACGGCAACTCGATATCACGCCGTTTTCAGTATTAATGGGACTGCTGTCGGATCAATTACCACGGCAAGCACTTCAACTGCCTACAACACTTCCTCCGACTACCGCCTTAAAGAAAACATCCTCCCTGTCACTGACGGCATCACCCGCCTGCAGCAACTGAAGCCTTGTCGCTTTAACTTCATTGATTCCCCTAACGCCACGGTTGACGGCTTCCTGGCGCATGAGGTGCAGACCATTGTTCCTGAGGCCATCACTGGCGAAAAGGATGCAGTGGACGATGAGGGCAATCCTCAGTACCAAGGTATTGACCAGTCCAAACTGGTGCCTCTGCTGACGTCTGCGTTGCAGGAAGCCATCGGACGAATCGAAACCTTGGAAGCTGAAGTAGCAGCTCTCAAAGCCTCGTAGTCCCCTTCACCTCTTGATCTAGGCGGTTTCCCGAAGAAGCCGCCTTTTCTTTTCATTGCTAAACTGACAAAGACCATTTTGATGGCCATGGCAATCATTTACACTTAGGGCACTGCATGCTAGAATCGCCTTGTCCGACTACAGGCACTGGACTACCTTGGGTCTAATAAATGGCAGCAAAATCAAAAGTCGGTATTAGTGGGCAAAAGCTTCATTCTCCTAATCGACGCAAGAAGACTAGGCAGGGTAATGGAGCGAATAGCAAGGCCTCTCACGGACGAAAACTTTCGAGAGGGCAAGGTAAATAACAACGGGGCCGAAAGGCCCCTTTTCTTTTAACATTACAATGGAAAGAAAGCATTATTTCTCATGGGTCAAATTATTGCCGGCGGCGAACAGTTTGAAACGCACATTCAAGCTGATTATCGCGGACAAATTCTGAAAACTGGTCCCGATAGTGGAGCCGTTGATGCTTTTGGTCGTGCTCGCACTAGCGCTCCTTATACGCTTTTTGATAGCACAATGCGTTATGACAAACGTAGTGATCAATGGTTTGATCGCATTGTCGGCGGCGGTACAGTCACGTATTTAACTAATCAAAGCAGTGTTGCGATGACGACTACCACTGCATCGGGTGATACAGTGCTGCGTAGAACTAAGCAATACTTCCCATACCAACCAGGAAAGAGCATGATGATCATGCAAAGCTTTGCTGGTACCACGCCAACGGCAGGCTTCATTCAAGAGGTGGGCTTTTTTGATGACCAGAATGGAGTGATGTTTAGGGCAAGTGGTACTACTTTGCAAATGGTCATCAGAAGCTTTACGTCTGGTGCTGTTGTTGAAAACGTAGTTGATCAATCTGCATGGAACATTAATACTCTTGATTCGCTAGATATTTCTAAGGCCCAAATTTTTACCGCCGATCTTGAATGGCTTGGCGTGGGGCGGGTGAGAGCTGGCTTTGTAGTTAATGGCGAGATTATCTATTGCCATGAATTTAATCATTACAACACATTGATTAGTGCATATATGACAACGGCTATTTTGCCATTGTCTTATCGCATTCGTAATGCTTCTACTCAAGATTCAGGGAGAACTATGAAGCAAATTTGCAGCAGCATTCTTAGCGAAGGAGGATACGAGCCAGATGGCGCTGTGTATTCAGTGAATCACGATTTAAACACTGTTCCAAATACATCTGGGGAGCGTATCACTGCTGGTATTCGCATGGCAAGTGGTCGCACTGGCAATGTTATTCTTCCCGTGAGGATTTCGACTGCCACTGCTTCTAGTGATGTGGTGCTGTGGCGTTTGCGTTTAAATCCAACGCTTAGTGGAGTGACGTGGAGTGCTGCGGACAATCAAAGAGGCAATGTACAAGTGACAACTAGTGGCACAGCTACAGGCGGCACAGTAGTCGATGCGGGTTTTGTCAGCCAAGGCAGTGCGAACAATTACGACATTGCAGTGGCCATTCGTCTTGCCTTAGGACAAAATGCTTCTGGCGAAAGCGACACTCTCATCTTGACCGTCGACAGTGCAGTCAGCGCTAAAGCACTTGGCATGATCGGCTGGGTGGAAATCACCTAAGCTATGGGGGCAATATGCCCCTTCCCATGGCTTTTCCTTTTGTTGCAGAGAGCGAATGGTACAAGCAGCAACTTGAGCAGCTCTCCGACATTTTTGTAGAGCTGCTAACGGACGATGATCCGGCGATGGCTTGCAAAGCACTGAGTGAAACCATTGCTTCGTGGGAAGACTACCACGAGAAGGAGCTTGCTAAATGGAAGCGCCTTAGGGCGCTTCTTGGCTTAACTGCTTAGCCTTCTTGATAAACGCTGATAAACACAGCGCCGGTCATAGCAAGTGGAATAATTTTGTCGCGCAGATCAATGTTATGACAGCGGACGCAACCATGAGTGGGAACAAGAGGCTGTTTAGGAGACCATGCTCCAGGCCAGCCGTTTGCGCTTCCGCCACCGTGGGTCATAATTCCGGCTCTACCATTGCCAGCTTCTTGATTCTCTAGTTCAACCATGTCAAAGCTATACCAGCCGTAAGACATGAGCGTGCGATCATATGCAGGCTTGTCACCCACTCGCTCATAGTCTTTATAAATGGTGCCAATTTTGTAAAGACCAGGCGGCGTGTCAGAATTTGTGATTTTCCATTCAAAATCACTATATTGCCCACGAGCAAGACAAGGGATTTCCCATAAGAGTTTCCCTTCAAATGAGAAAGCCTTCATGGTTTCCACTGCATCGTTCACAATCAAATGCGAATCGCCTTTCTTGAAGCCGAAATCTTGCGGACGTTTCTTGGGACCAATCATGGTAACAACGGTGCTCTCAGGAGCATATTCCTTCATGAGCTTAGACAATTTCGTTGGATAACCGGGATCAGTGGCGTATGATTGCTCCTTGAGCATTCGTGCCGCTGCATAGCGATTTGGGGCATGATTAATGCCCTTGAAATGACGATAGTCCTTATACCAACGAGTGATTAAATATTCAATACAAGCAGCAAGGCTAGGAAAATCAATAAACCCAGCTTTGATGGTCACCCATTGACCATCGTAAAATTCTTGAGTGGTTGTAGT